TGCTGATTGCTTTTCCTACAAGTTCTAATGGTTTCATGGTTGGATGTTCTTCATTCTTTCGAGGTTTGTTATATTCCCAGATAGTGTCTTGTGAACGATCATCTACAAAATAATGAGCAGCTCCTTCTTTCCATCCATACAAAATCGGTTCATGTCTCCAGTGATAATCTTGTCTTCCAAGTACTAAAGCATTTTTAACCCAAATCAAACATTCAGCTAATTTATATCCAGCGTTTTTGAATGCATTTCTAAAATTGAGTCCTTCTGTATCAGCATGACAACAATAAATCGCCCCACCAGGCTTTGTATGTTCAAACATATTCTTGAACGCATCCAATAAAAAAAGATAGAAAGTATCGTCTTCCATCTTATCATTTTTAATCTTTCCAGCCGTTCCTTCATAATCAACATTATATGGAGGATCAGTGAAAATCATGTCTACTTCCTTGCCATCAAGCAATGTTTTTACTTGTTCACTATCAGTCGAATCTCCACACATTAATCGATGAGGTCCTAGTTCATAAATGTCTCCTGGTTGTGAGAATGGAACTTCTGGTATTTCATCATCCACATCAAAATCATCATCAGATGCATTATCAGGAAGCAGTTCTTCCATTTCCTCAAACCCAAACTGAAGCATATCCATATCTAGGTTAGCTAGTTCATCTTCAAGTTTCGATAAATCCCATGTAGCTAGTTCAGCTGTTTTGTTATCGGCTAAGCGAAATGCTTTGATTTGTTCGTCATTTAAGTCATCTGCGATAATACATGGCACTTCTTCTAAACCAAGCGACACAGAGGCTTTTAATCGGGTATGTCCAGCAATAATGACGTTATCACTCGTAATCACAATCGGAACTTTAAATCCGAACTCTCTGATTGAATTAGCAACTGCTTTGATTGCCTCATCGTTGTTTCTTGGATTGTTTTCGTACTCTTGGAGTGTTGATACTGATTTCATCACTATATTCATTCGTCCAAACCTCCTCACCTTTTTCTAGGCGTTTCTCCATTAGTTCAATTTCTACTTTCTTTTCGTTGTATTCGATACCAAACTTCGTAATCAACAAATACTTAATTGCTTGAATATCAGGTAACGATTGCTTCTTGTATTTTGTTATTCTCTTTTTCGTACCTGTTTTTGTTTCCTCGATTACAGTCTGTGTTTCTTCATATTCAAAACCGATCGCTCGTTGATAGATTGCATCAACTAACTTCAGTTTGAGTTCTTCATCACCAAATTGAAATGCATCGTCTAATCGTTTATGTGTTTTACGTAACTTGATGACTGTTTTTTCTGTGATACCCAAATACTCAGCAACTTGTTTTTGAGTCGCTCTTTTGGATACCATTTCCGCTATTGCTTTTAATTTGTTCTCTAAATGTCCAGATTTCTCCCAACGCTCATACGTGTCAAGCATCTTTCCTTTCATAAAAAATCACTCCAACTGTATCAAAAAATTGTAATTATATACCAGTTGGAATACTACAAGTATCTCTGCAAAAACAAAAAAGAACCCATTTTACTGAATTCTTAATCGTTTCTAGGCTGGTTGTTAAGCCAGTATTCCATTTTGTTTTCACCTTTGCTCATTATAATACTATCACACCCTTGACAGTTTCACAACAGTTCACCCCTGCTCACCCCTGTTCAATCGTATTTTGTCTATTGCCTGAGTGTGTCTTCGTCTAACAGTAGCGTTTGATATATACATTTCATCGGCTATTTGATTCCACGTTAGCCAATCAACATATCGCAATATCAATACACGTTCCATTTCAGAATCCTTGAGTTGTTCTATCGTTTTCAGGATGTCAGCTTTAATGATTGGTAGATTGGTTTCCATATTTTTTATTTCCATTTCATAGTCTAGTGCTTTTAGTATCCACTTCTCAAATGGAGCTTTTAGGTTTTTTCCACCGTCCACTCGGATTGCATCAAATTGAATTCCTGGTATCTCATTAGCCAATCGAATATATTCATCCACTAATGCTTGTAGCTTTTGAATTTTCACTTTTGTGTTGTGATATCGGCTTAGGTATTCTTTCACATCGTTCATAGCTCCTCCTTCAGTTTACTTAACACATTGATTTCGATTGATATCCCAGTTGGATCATCAGACCACAGCTTCTCCACATGTTCAACTACCACTTGTGCATCGTCATTCCAAAATCCAACTTCCGTCATGCAATCTTTCAGCATCTTCTCCAGATTATCTGTGTCCGGTCTAGTGACTCGCCACTCTTGATGCTTATGACTCTTGCCTCTTGGGAATCTCCATATCACATCAAGTCTGATTGGACCTTGCATCGGCTCCTTTGGTTTAAATGGTTTCAGATGTTTGATAATCATTCGTCTTGCTTTCTTTAGTTTTTCAGGTTTATAGAAAACTGGTTTGTTGTTCACCAGTGTTACTTTATTTTGTTGTGCAGTAATTGTTGGTGGATCTAGTAGTAGAAATATTTTCATAGTTTCCTCCTTTTTCAGAATTTTTTAGAATTTTCAGATGAAGAAAGGCAAGTGCTGACGATGATGCATTTGTTTGGGATAGGGCAGGCTCACAAGCCCTATCCTACAAACATGCGTCAGCGTGTTGTGCAGCAACATGTATATATAAGCCCTTTCTGCAACATTCTGCAGATAGGGAATTTCCCCTTTATGTTGCATAAAATTGCAGATAGGGAAATATTCCTTTCTGTTGCATAAAACTGCAATTACTTTTGTAGCTTCATAACATTACCTTTTGAACATACATATTCATCTTTGAAATCACTTAATCTTTGTCGAATTGTTCTTTCGGATAAATCCAAATAACTCATTAAGTCTTCAATAGTACAACTGCCTGTCCCTGCGGATTCAATATCAAATGCGGTATCGAATTCTTCTTTTCTAGATTCAGGTGTTTGTTTTCGTTTTCCGCTTTTTTCTAGATTTCCCTTCGGATCTCCACTAGCATATATCTTTTGAAGAATGCCTGTATCATCCACTCTATGTATCGGATAATCAAACCAAAAGTTCACTGGTTTAAAATTAGGAAACTCACGCAAACTGCTCTCTAATCTCCACGCTGTAGCATTTGGATTATCAGCATTTTGCAACATAAAGTCTTCATCTGTTTCCAGCTGAATCATGTCAAGTTGTGCATCTGGATCCCTTGCAAACACTCCAGAACCAGAAGCCCTATCCATCGCTTTTTTGAATCCTTGTGCACCTTTTGAATGATGATGACTGTAAATTGCAGTGACTCCAGTTTGCTTGCATATCTTGTCAAACTGATTACTAAATCTACCCATCTCTGAAGCATTGTTTTCATCACCAGTAATAACCTTATAAATAGGATCAATTATAACTGCATCGAATCCTTGATCTTTAATTTTCCTAACGATAATCGGCACTAGTTTATCCAGTGGCATCGCTTCACCTCTTAGGTTCCAAATAGCAATGTCATGATTGTGTTTTGGTTTGAGTTTCATCGCTTTGTATATTTGAACAAAACGATTAATGAAACTTGGTCTATCAATTTCTAGGTTTATATACATAACTTTCGATTTCCTACATTGAAACCCGAGCCACTTTATTCCTTCAGACAAAGCAACTGCTAATTCCATTAATAAAAAACTCTTCCCAGCTTTAGATGAACCTGAGATAAGCATTTTATGACCAACTCGAACAACTCCTTCTACTAGTTCATCTGGTACGTTCGGTGATTCTGCAATGGCTTCATCTAGATATTCATAACTTGATAATTCATCATTCACACCTTCAGCAAAATCCATCCATTCGTTCCAGTTTCGTCTACCTATGTTCGTATCTACTAATGTTTGAATTACACCGTTTCTAGTTACTCCTGGTAGTCTTGAAAGCCTTGATGGATTCCGATTTGCAGTATCTACTTTGAAATCATGTTTAGCTAAGAAGCCATACAAGTACTCCACTCGTTTTCGATATTCTTGATAATTTGGTGCATCCACTTTAACGATTGCGTGTAAACTCTTTGAACCGCTATGAACCAAACAAGCAATCGGTAGTTCAAGTCTTCTATACAGTGCATCTTGATCTGGAATGGGCATGTCATCCGATTCAATTAATGCATAGGTAAATCTAGTAATGTTTTCATTCTTAACACCTGTCCCATCAACTGGATTAAATCTTATCCATGCACCACATTCGTCTTTCCAATCACCAATCACTGCACCAATATCATCAGGATGTTTCTTGAGAAGTGATATTAGTTCTTTGGCTGTTCGATCATAGTACCCTTTTCCTGGTTTCCAGATGCCTTCCTTGTCCTGCCATACATCACTTGTAACATAGGCGACTTTCTCATCATCTTTAAATAGTGTCTCAAGATATTTGATGAGTTGTTCAGAAGGTTTGAGGTCAGTTGTCGGATCATAAATCAGTCCATCACCATCGTATTCAATTGTATCGTCCCATTCCATTACTCCTGTATACGGTTCCCATCCTGTATCTTTTGCCATTTTGATAATTGTTCCACCTGATATGGGAATAGAGGAACCTTTGAAAGTTCCCCATTTTCTTTCGCATTCACCATCTTTATAGCGGCTGTCATTCTTGCTCCAGTCATCCCATATTGAACAGTCATATCCTTCGGCTTTGAGAGCCATACCTATTTGAATCCATTCTTCATATGTTGTGTTTGATGCATCTATTTGTTTTAAAGCTTCTAATATACTGTCCATTTACGTCCTCCTACGGTCTATATGTTGCAGCATTGATTGTTCTTGGTAACATCCAATGATTATCTGCAATTCGTGTTATCATTTTGCTTGCTGCTTCAAATGCCCACATACCGACATGTAAGAATCCGTATCGTTCTAAGAAGCGTATTTGTTTTGGTGTTGCTAAACCTTCAATTTGTCTGTTTTTCAGTTTTTCAATAAGCATGCTTGCCATACCACAACTTGTTACTGCATCAGGAAAGATTCCATGTTTTTCTAAGTAGCTAAGTTGTCTCTCGGTAGCTGGTCCCATTTCCCATACAAAGGTAGGTTCATAACTAGCCAGATCTTCTGCTGCAATTGAGAATGCATATTGGATTGGATCTACAAGTTTTGATTTTCGTTTACGCATCGCTGCTAGTTCACGAGCCAATGCATCTTCACGTTCTTGAATGGCATCTCGTTCTGCTTCTACTTCAGCTTCCAGTAAATCAATACCACTTTCTTGATCCATCATTTTCTGATCGATACGTTTTGCTAATTCTTCATCTTTTGAAACAAGTGCGGAAGGTCTACATAAATCATGGCGTTCAGTCATCCATAAGAAATCAAGTAAAAGCAATTCTTTCTTTTCAGGATGTAGTCTCATACCACGTCCGACCATTTGTTGATATAAACTTCTAACTTTAGTTGGTCTCAACACAACAATGGTATCCACCGAAGGACAATCCCAACCTTCTGTTAACAACATTGAATTACATAACACATCATATTCTCCATCTTCAAAGTCAGCTAAGATTTCATCTCTGTCTGGACTGTTTCCATTTACCTCAGCTGCTCTTATTCCATGAAGATTGAGTAATTCACAAAACTTCTGAGATGTCTTTACTAATGGCAAGAACACAACTGTCTTTCTGCCTTTACAGTAGTTGAGCATTTCAAGTGCAATTTGGTTAAGATAAGGTTCTAAAGCTGATCCAACTTCTCCCACTGCATAATCACCATTGGATACACCAACACTATGGATATCTAATTCAAGCGGAATCATCTGTGCTCGTACTGGTACTAGATATCCTTCTTTGATTGCTTGATGTAGTGAATACTCATAGGCTTTTGAATCGAAATATTTTCCTAGATTTTTTTGGTCTGATCTATCAGGTGTAGCAGTTACACCTAGTACATTTGCACCTTCAAAATGACTTAGTATTCGCTGATAGGTATTACTCATTGAATGATGTGCTTCATCTACCACTATTGTCTTAAAATAATTACTTGGAAAGTTAGTAAGTCGTTTATGTTGTGAAAGTGTTTGAACTGATGCTACTGTAACTTGTTCTGATGAGCCAATGGCTGAGGACTCAGCTTTTTCTAAAGCCGAATCCAATCCACTGGTTTCAAATAATTTTTCTGAAGCTTGATCTAACAATTCACCACGATGTGCAAGTATTAATGCTTTACTTCCATCCTTCGTCTCTTCTTCTACAACCTTTGAAAATACGATTGTTTTTCCTGTACCAGTAGGAAGTACTAATAACGTTTTTTGATGTCCCTGAATCCATTCATTTCTAATTGCCTCAACTGCTTCATTTTGATAAGGTCTTAGTTCCATAACCATTACCTCCTAGAAAGGAAGATCATCAGGAATGAAGAACTCTTCGTTGTAGTCGATAAAGCGATCGATATCATTTGTTGTTTTTTCATCACCATAGGAATTGATGTATTTACGAGGCTTGAAATGTGCTCGGCCTTTGGAACCAACAACTTTATTCCAATCCATCGTTAATTTCTCACCATGTTTTTTCTGTCCGATACATCTAAAGAATGATGATATGCGCCACTCGATTGTGCGATATAGCAGTAAATCAAACTTCACTACAGCACGTCCTTCTTCTGATTCAACTTGAACGGTAATGGTTGCTTTGTTACAAGCAGGAACTTTTGGTCCTCCAGGAAATCTACCTCGCTCAAAATGAGTTACTGTAAAGTTGTAATCACCTTCTGGTAATATAACTAACTCTTGTCCGTCTTCTTCGATGGAATCATTCCAGTCCATCAACATGTTTTTATTTTCTTCCATGATTATTGTTCTCCTTTTTCATTTTTTATAGTTTCTACAATCTTCTTCCAATTCGGTATAATCCAACGTGTAATGAAATCGTCTGAATAATCACTGATTGGAGTTTCTAATTCATAGTGACCTTTTGCGGCTACTACTTTTTGGATATCGAGATCTGTTATTTTTGAATCTTCAATCATTTTTTCTAGTTTTGCAACGATTGAAACACTTGTAGTATCTTTGGGATCAGGAAATGGGATTTCGGGTTTTGTGAAATCTTGTTCTGTAAATAAGTGTTCAATTTCTGAGAAGCTAAGATCTAATTCATTAGGTAATTCATCGCGGTTCTTAGCATCCCAGCAAGGATTATGAGTAGTGTACATTACTCGCTTTCCACCTTGAGCTTTTCTCGTATTATTTTCAGTAGTTACAACAAATGTTTTGTAGTTACCGAATAGTAATAAATCCGACCATTCTTTAATCAAAGGTGCAACTTGTCTTGTTAGTTTCATTTCATATCTGTCATATTGTCCTTGCTCCTCTGGCAATTCGAATTTTCTAGTTTTAGAATGAGCGGTCAATACCACATGCTTACCACTTTCAATCACTTTGTCTAGCTCTTTGAATAGTTCAATAAATCTATCAGCAACGTATGTATAGCCTTTACCGTAAGAAATCTGCTCGATACTTGTTACTCGGTGTTTTTCACATACACTACTAATTGCTAACATTTCAGCCCAATCTACTGTATCTATTACCAGTGTTTTGCAAACATCTTGCATCGATACTTCTTTCACGATTGTTAATAGTTCATCCCATGAATCCGGTTTATTCACTCTAGATACATCAAGATTGTAGGTTCCATTTTCTGTGTCGATAAATAATGGATCGGGGAATTTACTTGCTAGTGTTGTTTTACCGACTCCTTCTCCTGCATAAATCACTACTTTTTTTGGTCTAACTATTTTTCCTTTGTTAATTTTCAACATTTTATTTTTCTCCTTCTTCTATTGTTGTTACCTCTTCACGAGGATCTGTGCTTGGTACTAGAATCATTGAACCTGTCTGCATTGTGATGTATGGTCCTATAATGCTAGTAACTTTGTCTTTACCGATTCGCTTGGTCAGTTCAGTTATTCCAGCTACTTTTTGTGCACTATATGGATCAATCCCAACTTCTTCACAAGCCTTAATCAATCCTTCTTCATCTGTTACTTTTCTTGAAACTCGAGCATGGACCAACTTGAATCCGTTCCATTTATGACCATTTTTTGCTCTGTTGATTGCGAACTCTTTTAACTCATTTGCATAACGTATATAGTCATCTAGTTTCGGTAATAATTCTTCTATCTTTTCATCTGAGTGAACTGACAATGGTTTTATTAATTCTTTTGACATTTCTAAAAATTCATCTCCTCTTTTTACACACATAAATCTTCCTGAACAATATCTACAATGTTTACCAGTATTTCCTTCTAGATATCCCGTTCTTGTTTTTTCTACTGCTGGCAATAAAACTTCTGATTCAAATTTCAATAGTTCATCCAAATCCATCTCGTATTCATTTGTGTTATTAATGATAGGTTGGTAAATTACAAGCCTTACTTTATTAACTGGATATAAGTCTTTGTATGCCTTGTATAGGTAGAGTGCATATATGGCAAGTTGTGTGTTGAAAGACTCTTCTTCTGCATCAAATGCATACACCGGTAATCTTCCTGTTTTTAAATCAATAACTGTCAGTGTTCCACTATTCATTGATGAGATGATTCCGCAGTCAAGTGTTCCTCGTGCATCTTCATCAAAATCCATATCTAGGTGTTGCTCAATAACTACAAATGGTTCTGCATCAGATCGTTTCTTTTCAAATTCAATGGTGTTAATTACAAAGTTCGCATATCCATCCGCAATCTCCTGCATTTCATCTGAATACATATCGAGTTCTTTTATGAGTTCATCAATTGGTTTTACTTCACTGTCATAATCGATTAATCCTAATGACTTACTAATTAGCGCTGCACCTAGTTCATGACATTGGGTTCCAAACTCTGCTTGTGGAATTACTTCTTGATTTTTTGTATCGTTGTAGAATGTACTAAGTGGGCAGTTCAGCCAGATACTACTTTTACTTGGACTGTACTTCCTACTGTGAATCGTTGGGCTTCTTGACATCTTTCTCATCTCCTTTGCTTGTGTCTCCTGGAAGCAACATTACTTCTAAAGCCAATGTCTTAGCTGTTTCACTAATCAATAACAATGCTTCAGCTAAGTCCTTATCTGTTAGGAATGGTTTATTGGCTTGTGTTTCTTTTTTCATTTCAATTCCTCCTTCACCAGTTAATGGCTAAGAATGTTATGGTTTGCCAATAATTATTCAAATTTCTTTACTTTTTCTTTCAATTCTTCGATAAGTTGCTTCCTTCTAAGCTGGACCATACTTCTTGATTTCTTGACAATTTCAGCTATAGCAGCATCCGTTTTCCCTTCATTAAAGAGTTTCAATATAAGTTGATCAGATGTTTCTAGTTCATCCACAAGACACCATATAAGAGCCGCTTGTTGCTTTTCTTTTTCCATTTCTTGTTCAACTTCATAACTTCCATCAGCAAACTCATATTCGTAGTTGTCGTACATGTAGTCCATAGATATAGGAAAGCCTGTTCTTGTATATGGACACTGACTACAGTCTTTTCTACATTTCACTAAACCAAACTTCTCTGAAGGAACCATGCATCTAGATTCCGTGTCTTTTTGTTTACGGTCTTTGCTTTCTTCGTTTCGATGCCAGTGAAAATACTCCTCAGTACATGGAATAAATCTTAAATCTCCATCTCCATCCGTAATAGCAATCCAATGTTTTAGGTCATTATTTGGATCACTTTGTAACGCTTCAACACTTCCATATCCATAAAGTCTAGGATGTTGATTCTTTACTTCTTTTGATAATTTCATAAAAAAATACCCCCAAATCAGATTTGTCTGAAATGGAGGTACTCTTCTCGTAGTTAAAAGCGGTTCAAAGGCGTCGACAAAGAGAATGGAAATACATCCATTTCAATTTGCAGGCAATACTACGTGAAAGTTTGAACTGCATTATTCAATTTTTCTGTACTTCATCACGTCAACTTTATAAAGGTTGTGAAGTACTATTAGGAGTAATTAGTTCCTAATATGTTGATAGTCTAACACAATGATTTTAAATCGTGTAGGCAGGGGTTGTCCGCTCTAAAACAACAGTAAATCATAAAATGTGCATAAAAAAAGAGGACCGAAGTCCTCGATGTTCAATAATGTAACATTTGTATATTTTTTTATCGGACAGGGGTTGTCCTAATTTAATTGTTTTTTGTTAAAGGTTCATATCCCAGTGATGTTAAAAATCTATTCGCATCACTAACACTTGCACCTCTAAACCCAGATAATACAGCGAGCAATGCTTCGTCTTCCTTATCTCCAGGCACAAATGATATTCCAGCTTGATTGTAAGCAATTTGAGATATTTCAGTAGGTAAGTTCAACGTTCTAAGCAATGCAACTATAACCCTTTTATCTGGCACTTTATTTTCACCATTCAAATATCTTCTAAGAGTTCTTTCACTTAAACCAGATTCTATTTCTAATTCTTGTCTTGTGATATCTAGGAACTCCATAATGTATTTAAGTATTTCTGAAAATGATTTTCTATAAATCGCACTCAATACTTCATTTTTACTATCAGAATGAACTCTAAATCGTTCTGGATCATTTACTGAAGCAGCAGGGTTATTAACAATTTCAAGATCATATTCTAATTCCTTACTTGTATCTCTACTTAAGTAACAAAATAATCCAAAATCCGAACCTTCGTTAAATCCATGAATAGTATTATATTTGAACTTAACACAGCACTCATTCATATGTATCAAGGCATAATCACTTAGAATTAGATCTCCCTGCTTATTCTTTTCTATGTACTTAGGATGGTTTACACATAAATGGTTTTCAACAAAGACATATTGGTTGGTTAGAAATGGCATAGCAAGTTTGGAATTAGATAACACTTTACTATAAATATCTTTGTAACTAATCGTATAAGTCTCATTTAATCCAAGACTACCTTTTTTAAATGAATAAGGTCTAACATAGTGTTCATCTACCCAGTTATACGAGCCTATAGCTTCTTCAAAACCAAGATCAATCAATCTTTTTCTGGCCGCATATCTTGTAACCTCAAACTTTTGAGCTAGTTTATCAACTATTTGGTTAATTGTATATGTTACTAATCCCCCATGAATATTATAGTATTCGAATAGTTCTTTTGCATAATTCAAAAATGGTGTTTTAGGCATTACGATATAAGGCGCAATACCATTAGCCTGTATCTCCATCCAATCTGAAGGTGAGATATCTTCTCCTGATTTCATAACTCCATTTACATCACACTGAATATATTCTAGGTCCTCATTAATCATTTTAGCAAACAAAAATGCAAGCCTGTGATAATAAGCATGAACACATTCATGTGCAATAGTAAGATTTCTAGAACCGAATGATCTTAAATACGCAGCTTCTGAATCAATAATCATTGTGTTTTTTGATACATCATACTTTATATATTCATTTGATTCATTGTCAAATAGATCAACCGATGCATCATCAAAAAATACCAAACCAAAAATATCCTTATCTTGAGATATTGATTTATTAATTATTTTCAATTTCATTCTATTTGCAAGTTCCTCTACATCAACAGCCTCTGGAGCAATCTTAAGTTCAGGATGAAATGGATAATAATATCTACTTAAGATTTCATCAGCATATTTATCATAATCAATTTTTTTCATATAACGTACAAAGTTTCCGGATAATGGCTTTTTGGGTTTCGTTTTAACATATTCATCAACACCTAATATATAAAAATCATCTAATTTCTTTAACATAGTACCTGAACAACTAACTGAAACCCATAGTCTTGCACCATATTGTTCTGTATCTTTATACTTAGCCGAGTATGCTGTAAATGAAATATCAACTCTAATTGCAATGTCAAACTCAATCTTGGTAAATTCTTTACTGTCTATCCATACATTTATGAAATCTAAATCTATTTCTTCAATTTCCTTGAGGTAACTAATTACTTTTGAACCATCGGATTTATCTACAATATATTCTTTATTATTGATGCACCAAGAAAAAACAGATCCTTTAATTCTATCATAGAATCTGTCAGTTTGAAGGTAGTTCAAAAATGCATTAGGTTTATCTATCATAAACTGTCCTCCCAAAATCAAAGTAATATATATTATTTTACCATTTTTCAATGTTTTTGTATATCGTTCTGTCACAGTGTTAACAAATAAAAAAAGCGACTCAACTCAATTAAGAGCTGGGTCGCTATTTAAGTATTTATATTAATTGATAATACAAAAATAATATTTTAAAGTTTTTTAAATACTACCATATGTTCTTGAGATATCCTTTTTTGAGGCATTGATTGATTTTCTAAATCACGGATATTGCTTTCGATTAATATCCAACCATTCGACAAAAACAACTCTACTAACCAATCATAAAAGAATATTCTTTTCTTATTCCTATGAGTATCACTTACTGTCATGCAAAAATAACCGCCACTTTTAACCATACTAAAAACATGCTTATAGATTTTATCCATTTCACTAAAAAATTCAGAAATAGCCTCTTTCCTATTCCTTTTGTGACGTGATCCAGTTTCTTTCTCTGCCATTTCAATTACATCTTCTCCAAACCAATAATAGCTTAATCTGTTATACTTTACAAAGTCTACTGCAAAAGGATATGGTGGTGATGTGATAACCATATCAAACATTTCTTCACTTGAAAAATCTAATATGTCACTGTGGAAAACTTCAACTTCATTATTCTTTATATACTTTATATGTTTCCATAACTCAGAGTATTTTTTGTAATAACTCTCTATTTTTTTACGAAAAACACTCAATGCATCTCCAGTATAATCCATATTTGGAAGAACGTTATCAGCAATGTATCCATTGTTCCAAGTGCTTCTTTTATTAGATACTGTTTTTAAGATAGAAGAAAAGGCTACTTGAAATATATTTTTTATATCGTTTTCATCAATATTATTAATTAAAGTCAATAATTTATCAAGTACTTCATTAGTTTCCTTGGTATACCAAATATATTTATCTGGAAAATCAAATGAATCATATTCCTCAAGTGATTTAAATTTTTCTAATAAATCTATTTGAGTCTGCATTATCAATAAAGGATTAATTGCAGTTGTTTTGGCTTTTGATATTTTCGATGCTAAAAAACTTAGATCAACACCTACAGACTTTCTGTTTAGCAATTGAGCTTCTAATAATGTTGTACCACTTCCACAAAAAGGATCTAAAATTCTATCACCTATCTTTGAATACTTCTGTATAAAGTTTCTAGGAATCTCAGGTATATACTTAGCATGGTATGGGTGGATAGAATGAGTCAAATAACCATTTGTCATTTCATCTTGTCCTTTCTAAAAATTAAACAGTAATGATGATGTATGTTGGGGACAAAAGTACTCGGATAACCCCATATACCTAATTTTTTATCTTCCTGTATCCAAATTTTCTCACCAACAAACTTCCATTTTTTTTCTAATTTTCTTGTTAAATCCCATGCTAAAGTCATGTAATTGCCATCAGTATTCCTGAAATTTTGAATTACGATAACCAGATATTTACCATCTTTTAATATCCTATGAACTTTTGTAAAAATTAATGACAACTCATTCAAAAATTCATTATAATCTACTATATTACTTAAATCATTAGTTAGATCAGAATATGTCAATTGTAAACCTTTTTTTAGTCTATCACCATGCTGAGAATCACTATTTCCCCTTTTTTTACTTAATATATTCCAATAAGGAGGAGATGTCATTACAAAATCAACACTACTTTTGTTTATATTTCTAAGTTCCTTTCTACAATCACCAATTATGATATTAGCACTTTTTGAACATCTATTTAATGCTACAGATGCAAACTCCTCATTTAATTCTATTCCAGAACCTTTTCTTCCTAATCTTTCGGCTGAAACTATTGTTGAACCCACTCCTAAAAATGGATCAAACACCGTTTCATTTGTTTTCGTAAAAAACTTTACAAACTCATCCACTAGCTCTTCTGGGAATTTTGCTGGATGCTTTACTACATTTTTTCCTCTACTCTTAGCATTAACTCGCATCCAACTCTTTGTAAATTGTATCCATTCTTTACCTGTTAGTTCATTTAATTTTGCCATTATATATTCAACCTCAATTCCTTGTGTACCATGACATATTGCAAATTCATAAATTTCTTACTCCAACGCCAAAAATGAGGTACATCAATCTTATTAAGTGATGTAGCTGACAAAGTGTGTGTCATCTCATATAAATAGCTAATATAATTACTAATAGCATCAAAAGAAAACGCTGTAACTATGGTTGGAACTCTCATATATTCGCTTACACTGAACTGAATGTCAAGAAGTTTTTCCATAAAACTTTTACTGAGTTCATTACTTCTATACCCACCATGTTCATCTACGTTAGGTAAAGCATCTCCATTTACAATCCAATACCAGATTCCATCAATTTGTTTTCTCTCTTTTTTCAAAGTGTTTACTACATCATCAATTTCTTTTCTTTCGTCAAACGAACGTATAGCTTTCCCTGCTTTACACTCAATAATTATTGCAATTTTCTTATGCATTACTCCATCGAAAATACTAACGTCAACAATAATATCACTTAGTCTCTTACCAGTTGCATTTGCTCCTAGCCACTTTACATCAAAAATCGAAAAGTTATCTCTAAGCATATTATAGAAAGACTCCTCATATTTTTCTCCATTTGAGCCTAAAGCAATGGGTTTAATTGTACCTAATAACTCATCGATTCGTGTATCTCTTTTGGAAATACTTAGTTGGTCTGATGTCAGCAAAATCTCTTTAATATTGGCAACATAATTTGCGTCATCTATATCAAAAAAATCAGTGAAAGGATTTACTGAAACCTGTCTACTCAACTCATTTAAATGGATTCTCTCAGAGTTATAGTTTTTTATGCAACCTATTTGAAGCAACTCATCTAATAGAAACTGGGTATCATCAAAAGAAATATTTTTATCAAATAAATCGCTTATCGAAACAAATTCACTTCCTTTTCTTGCAAGTTGATAAAGACTGTAAAATATTTTACCAACGACTGGTGTCAAAGAAATATTGTTAATATATGAATTACAAAAAACTGTTTTATTCGTGTACTTCAAATCTGCAAAATTCTTTTTCCCCACTGTATAAAATTTACCATCCCTACTAATATATCCCAATTCTAACAAATATGGTCTTAGCAATAAAGTAGCCCTACCCAACTCTTTATTTATACTTTCGAATTTTCCCATAAAAATATTCCTGTAGTTCTCAATATCGATTGATGGATCCGGGAACCTTTTAATCATATCGTCTACGTTTTCATCTTTTGAATATATAACAATCGCAGATATAATTTTATTATTAATTTTTTCAAAACCAAGATCAAAATACTTTTTGCAAGCTTTTAATGCTACTACAAAAGGTCTAACTTCAATTTGATACATTGTTATAGAATCATAATCTTTACTACTATTTCTATATTTGAAGTCTAATAAGATTTCTTCAAACGATATATCTCCTATCAAAAAATGTTTTAGACGATCAGATACGAAATGCTTCTTTTCGCCACCGGTCTTACCTTTATAATAGGTAGGTAATAATCCTAAAAATGCAAAGAATTCTGTATAATCCCTTACAGTTTCATTGAATACTTGCTTGAAAGTTTTTCGAGGAGTATATTGACAATTCAATAGATTTAATAAATTTACTTCCGAAGGGTCTGTAACTGCTTGCAGATATGTATCACTAATGTCATTATTACTATGATTTATAAGATTTCTATGATAAGCAGGATGAAATGCTTTTAGTTTATCCTCTTTTATCTGTGTTTGTAGAAATAGCAATCTTAAATCAGTATACAGATAATACTCTTTATTTGTATCAATAGACGTAAGCATATGATAGAATTCATCAATACGAATAGAGTTATGTGGTAAATGAAATTTTTGCATTAATTTCATATAGATATCACTCCTTAATTTCTTATATATAATAATAACATAAATCAAATCAAAATATAAGTTCCAATCCCTTAAATTTAACATTTCTTTTGATTAAATTACGGATATATTTTTTAGAAGACGGGTAAATTAGAACAAAATTAATATTATTCTATTTAAAACTCTATAATCGTGTAAATCCATTTTAAATCGTGTAAATTGAAATGTAATCGTGTAGAAATTCTATACAAAATGCAAAAATCGATTAAAACCAGGCAACTTTTTAGGCTTTAGAAAACTGCACAAATGGAGAAACGGCCCTATTTAGTGCAAAAAAAGGCCTGATACAATTGTATCAAACCAATGCTTTCAATATGGAGCAGGTGAAGGGAATCGAACCCTCACAGTCAGCTTGGAAGGCTGAGGTTCTACCATTAAACTACACCTGCGACGCTATAATATCTGACAAATAATGGAGCAGGTGAAGGGAATCGAACCCTCA